CCACCATTGTTTGAGACCTCTATGACTCCCGATGGATCACCGTTATCGTCGGGTAGAAGTATAACCAATGAACGCCCAAGTTCATCGATTGTTGTTGTAAAATCTGTACCACGAACTGCAATTGTAGCAGTTGGAGTTTGTATGTTTATATTTGCTTTATTAACTAAACCTAATTTACCTGATGCAAAACGTGCAGTTCCCATTGCCATCTTCAATGACATTTTAGATAATGATGGATCTGGATCGTAATAAATCTCGTCTATTAAAACAAGAGAATGTTCTTTTAATTGCAATTCTGCTTCATCTAAAAATTCAATGAGCATTCGACCTTTTGCTGTTTGAGCTTGATCGTATAATTCTATTTTATCTGTTTGAATTGTTTCTTTATCGCGTAAAACTGATGTTACGCCTGTAGATTCCCTTACATCTCCAATGGGGTTAGCATAACTAACCCCACTGATGAGTAAAAGACTAAGAGTCGCTGCCGCTATCTTGTTGATTGATTGTAATAATTGCATTATCTGATGTTACGTCTAACACGATATTTGCATTAGGAGTTGCACAACCAACTCCAGCACCTGCTGCACAAGTACCAGAAATTTGATTAATATCAATATCAGCACTATCACCAACTAATGTAAGCTCTAAATTTTGAGCTCCATCATTTTGTAATGTGTTAATATTATTACTATCTCCTGTAATATCAAAATTCCAAACATTATCATCAGATTCAAAATCTAAATCAAATACGTTTGAACTACCAATCAAGATTAAATCCGCATCTAATCTTTCTGCACTTACTGTATAACCCTGATCTAAATCAAATGTGTTACTGTCTCCAGTTACATCAAAATTTATATCTGAACTATCTGAACTACCAATATAACCGATATTCCAATCTATTTCGTTTGAATCACCTGTAAAGTCAAGCTTATAAGTTGAGCTATCTGCTACAACTGGTCCAAATAAAATATTTTGATTACCAGTAAAATCTAAATCGAAATCCAAGCTTGAACCAGTAATACTCATTGCAGTAGAACCACTTGAAAAGTCGTCTCCTCCAATTTTGTTACCGAAACCAATTTGGTCAATATACAATTCTAGTGTGTCACCAGATTGTGTGATTTTAATTTCGTTGTCATCAGTGGCTTGTGCGAAAACGTAAGATGTCGACATGAAAACTCCTGCAAGGAGTATACTATATAGTTTATTCATTTTCGTTTATTTCCTCTGTTAATGGATGTTTCGCATTCGCACCGTTGCTTTGGTGCGGATGACGATGGCCATCCTCTATTATCCAATAACCACGATCGTGGCCTTGGTACACTAATTCCAGTACACCAGCTTCAATAGCTGTACGTACTGCGTATGTCACAGACTCATTATTTCCCACACCGTCCTCATATTCTAACAACGTGGTGCTTTGATCGACGAATCGAAAAATATCACCACTTCCACCATAACTAAGAATAGTTTTCTTAGCTTGAACGTTTAATAATACTTCTCCAGTTAAAACTGAAACAGCTCTAATAGAGACGGTTACAACATCTTGTTGATATCGTTTACTTTTACCAATACCCAGTAATCGTGCGCCTCGACCACCTGTTTGAATATTAGTATCGTAACCAATAATTCCACCTTCAATAATCATACCAGCGAATAAGAGTGGATTTAATGGTTGCGGACCACCGTCGCCCGCAAATTCTTGTCTTGCACTTCTAATAATCTGTCGTTCTCTTACAAGATTATCAATGCCTTGTCTTTCTACTACTCTAAACCATGTACCACCACCTGCAGTTTTTAATGCATCAATCAACATTTCAGTTCCTCCTTGAGTAACTGCAGTTGAAAAATCAGCAATACCTGGTCTTGATTTTCTTTGTCCTGTTTTATCTATAAAATTATATACTGCAACGATAGGTCTTTCTTTTGCTGCAGGTAAATTTAATAATTCTACATATGATGGTAATCTTACAACTTCTGCTTCTTCTACACAAATATAACTATGATTTATTGTTTTATCTAATCTTGCTTTAGCGTTATGTATAGATGAACTATCAAATAAAGTTTCAACATCCGATTCACCTTTTTCGTAATCAGATTCTTCAAAGGTAATTTCTTTGCACTCTTGAGGTTCATCAGACCATAACGGAGTTGATGACTCGTTCAGTAAACCTAAAATTAATAGTAATCCTAATACAGCTTCCATTTAGCCACCATCCGGATCTTGGCCAAAGTTACCAGAACCGATTGGAATTTCTAAAACAGTTGTTGTTCCATCGTCCATAACTATAGTCATTTTAATATATTCTGTGCCATCGGCATTTGTAATTACTTCATAAGTAACTGTATTACCTTCTAATACGAATGATCCAAATCTAACTGCATCATCGTTACTAAACATTGATTCAACTAACTGTTTTGATAGCTGAGCATAGATTCTGCTCTCTAAGTTTCGAATGAACTTAGCCATTGTAGTATTTTCTGCTTCTCTTTCTGCTGCTTTACGTGCAGCTTCCATAGCATCTTTAATTGCTTTCTTTCTGCTATGTTCCTGATTCTCAATAGTTAAATAATGAGCACCAGTACCTATTCCACTAAATGATGGGTTTTTAAATTCGTGAACAATATCAGCTGATGCAATATTGGGTGATACTGCTAGAATACTAACTACAAATAGAGTAGCTAGTGTTGCAACTTCTAATTTATCCTTTATCTTTTCCTTCTTCATTTTCTTTTAATAATTCCTGTCTTTCACGATACTCCAAAACTACTTTTATTTTTTCCTGTAATCTTATCATATCTTGGTCTAACATTCTAATTTGATCAATCAATTTTATTAATGACATATGCATTTCTTCAATCTTTGGATCTAATTCTTTGTTTACAAATTGCCAAACAAAGTAAACAAAATAACCCAATCCAACAATCGCTACAGTAGTAAATCCATACTCAGCGATTAATACAGCGGGATTTAATGAATCCATTATTAATCCCTTCTGACGTCGATCTTACCGTCTTCTACAAAATTCTCTGATCGTGCCACTCTGTCAATCGGTGGCGTCAAATCTAATGCGCTTGAAACTAATAAATCAATTTTCATAATTTCATTATTCATAGTTCTTGCGCGTGTCTCTAAACTCTTAGTAAATATCTTAAGAGTATTTATTTGATCTATAATACCAGAAAACAATTGTTTTATAATAACAAATATGAATACACCACTCGCCATAGCTCCAGCGATTGGTAATCCAACGTCTGATATTAAATCAAATATTTCAGTCATTAGTTAGCAAAACCAACATGTACAACTTTTAAAGCAGCTCCACCTTCTAAGGTATGAGCAGGTATTTTAGAAACATATTCAACTGCACCACCGGCAACAGTTACTGTACCAACAACAGTAGAACCATCTTTTTGCGTAACTAATAAAGCAGTTGATCCACTATTATATACACGCACTAAGCTAGCATTACCTACTGATGTAGCAGATGTAAGAGTTGTTTCTGACCCTTGTAACTTAATTAACATTATACTTTTCTCCCATTTCTTTTATTGTTAAATGCCAGTCTGAATGTCTAAAAAATCCTTGTTTTTCGTGACACCAAAACCAACCTCTATCTTCGCCTTGATCTTCGTCAGTGTGAAAATATCTTACACTGCCTCGAGTCTCGACATAAGTCTTTCCGCTCTGTTCGTTACTTGTTTGTACCATCTTGAATCTCTGCCTTCTACAGCAGCCTCCTTCCAATCACCACATTGCAGCGCTGCGTTGTGCTTTTTAAATTTACTCAAGCGCGTGAGTCCCATATTAAACATCATGTTAGCAACGATTTGCTTCACCTCTTCAGGATATCCGTCCCAACCATCATGTAATTTTTTACAGTCTTCAATAACTGTTTGTACATCTTTTTCGAAGCATTCATCCACTCTTTCCTCAGATACTGGTGTTCCAACTTCTTGGCCATACTCTGGATCAGAATCTAAAACTAAATGTCCGATACCAAATGTTGCATAACCTAAATGATCGTTATAAATTTCGTAGACAACCCCTTCGTCTACCTTTAATGTTTCTTTTAATTGTTCAATATTCATTTCTTTCTCCTGTTCTCTCATCCACCATATTGCCATTTTATTTCCTATACCATTGTTATTGTTTTTGATGCACCTGATGTAGTACCAAATGGTTGATCTGCTTCTGCTACCGCCCATCGCCACTCTGTATATGAATCATCTCCTACCGCATAATAGAATTGTTGTGCATCTGATCTGTTGTAAGTTGTTGAACCAATTGTTAATGTCGACCAAAATGGATGTGTACCTGTTGGTGCTCTATTATCGTGTATACCTTGTATTTTTAAACGTAAAAATGCTGATAAGAAATCTTCTTCCCAACCTATTTCTAGTACCTTCATTCCGGCAAAAGGATATGCTTCTGAGCTGGTATCTGCTAATGATCCCCAGCTGTCAGTGAGTGGCAAATCACTTGATCTATATCCCCAATGATCATAGTAAGATGTACTTTTAAAGATTACCACAGATTCTTGTAAATAACCAACTGTCATTGTAGTTGTCCATGTCTTTGAGCTTTTTGCAAAATCACTCATGCTAATTTCACTATTTTGAGTATTTGGAATTAAAGCACTATTTCCACTATCAACTAATGTTCCACCTCTATAGTAATCACCTAATTTAATATTAGTACTTCCTGATACACCATGCATCACACCTATTCCCTTTCTATAACTTCTACCATAATCAGGCCCATAAATTTTAAAAGATTTTGTACCTGATGTTCCCATAGTATCAATTTGACTATCTGTCAAATTTCTCCATACTAAACAGAGGTATGTATATTGTGTTGATGAGGTTCCATCACCATTATCAACAACAGTTCCAGTTTGATGAAGTGATGCATCTGCATAATCTAGTGTAACTCCATTTATTTCAATACTACCAAATAATCTATCGTAACCTGCACCTACAAAGTCTAGAACAGGGGAACCCCCTGTGTATAATGTACCATAGGTATTACTTGTTTTACGTGCAAGTGTCAAATGCACGTGATTACTATTGTTATTATCTGTAATATCTGAACCATCAAATATTTCTGCACTGTCTATATTTGAACCAAATGTACTTTCATCAATGTAAGCATTGGAAGTTGTAACCACCGATGTATTTTTACCCCACATCAATTGTTCAATTGTGAAAAAATTTCCTAATTGTGATTCAAAATTTCTATTACTTGAACTTAATGAACCTATACTGCTATAATTTTGGCCAAAGTGTGTTCCTAGTCCTCTATTAACGGATCCACTATTAACATTCCAATATGGTAAAACATAATCATATACATTAGGCCTAGCTAAAATTGGAACCGCGAAAATTGTTCCTGCTTTTCCAAAATATTGATTATAAGTTGTTGATGTAGTTTGACTATGACCCCCTGCACCACTATCAAATATATGTCCTTCTTTTTCATCAAAATTAGCAGCAAATCCATACCAAACTCCACCAAATGCATTATACGCTTGATAATATAATGTGCCACTAATATTTGTTTGTCTTTGCCAATACCAAGAAATACTAATTCCACCAACTGTTAAATTATTAGTATTATCTAATAATGTTTCTTCACTAGCAACATATGAGTTAGGATCTGAATCAAATGCACCATAAAGATGAGTTTCATTACCTGCAGGAACTATTGCCATTACTTAATTATCCCCGATATTAAATCTTCGAACTGTTCTACTTTGGCCACTCTATTAGGCCAATAGATATATTCTTTTTCAGGATTTTTCTTTAAATTCGAGAGCAAAGGAAGTATAGAGTTATATAGCTTATTAAGCTTATCCTCTAATTCCTGTGAATTTGCTGTGGCTGTTGAAGCCTCTGTTTTGACTGATTGTACCGCTTCTAATTCGTCTTCATCGACAGCGGTAAATCCAAAATCAAAGTCTAATAAATCATTGCTCATAATTTCTCCTGTAATACTAATATTTATATAGTATTTATGATACTATTTATAAAATAAAAAAATTTATGAGTCTTGATCTTGTTGATCTTTGATTCTTTTTATGAGTTCAATAAGTTCTTCTATTGTTTCTACGTCTTTTGAATTTTCTGTATCTATTTCAACATTAATATTAACTTTCATTTTACCAATTATGTATCACACCTGCAACAATAAAAAAACATGTTATAAAATTTACTAAAACTATAACACTTCTAATTGCAGCTATAATATTCGCTTCTTTATCGTTTACTCCAGACTTTTCTCCTAATGATTTTGCCCAAAGTCTCCATATTTTAATTATAGACAATCTTAACACCGCGCCTTTGTAACTCGTTTCTGCACTTTTGTTTGATTTTAGGTTTACCATTATTATTGTTCAGGTAATCGATTAATTCTTGTTTAGGTGTATTTTTTAAATAGAAGTGTTCTACCTTTTTTGTATTAGTACCTCTATTAACAATGACTTGTGATGGTTTAAATTTCGCTGGCATCTTATCTCCCTTGACCTCTATATTTTTTAAAAGATCTCTTTTTATGTTTATTCATAGTAGACGTATCTGGCCGTCTACCCTGACTAGTGCCTTTCTTAACTCCTATATGCTTTTGTGCGAAAGCTCCACCTGATTTTGCCATTATTCTCCTACTATATGTTTATATATACCTTTCCATTTCCAATATCTTGGAATGTCCCCGTTGTAATATGAATTGTGTTCATGAGCTACTAATATTGGATTCAGACCAAACCTTTGTCCGCATTCAGCATTTTCAGGCTTATCTTCAATCCACCAACATTCAGTACCTTCATATTTAGCTAGTTCTTCGTCTTTATCTTCACCACAACCTAGGAAGATATAATCGTCAAATATCTCTTTACCGAACAACAATTCTAAATTTTGAATTCTTAACTTTTGTGCATACTTATTTGTAGATAAAGATGTAATACAATGGAACTTATATCCATGCAACATGTTTAATCTTTTCATATAATATACTGCATCTCTAAGTGGAGGTAAGAATGCAATTGCCGCAGAATCGTTAAATTCAGCTACAAGGCTTTTACCTTCCTCTTTTGTTAAACCAAACCTTTTACCGACATTATATTCGCTATGTAGTTTAGTTCTTATACTTTTAGTATGTTCCATCCATTGTGTAAATGCGTATTCCCAATTACAGAGAACACCATCACAATCTACTAATATAATATTATCTTTCATTAATGAAACACTATCTCCTTCCCATCTACAATTAGATGAGATATGTGTAATTTTCCTATTGGATTCATAAAACCGAAATTAGGTAATGATTTACACATTTTATCCCAATCATCTCCATTTTTAGAGATGGCTAATTTAACCAATTCATTAGGCACAGGCAATTCGCAATCAACGTCGAATTTGACAAGACCATTTACAATTGGATTTCCTTTTATTATGACTTTTTTCATATTCACTCCTATCATCAATATATGTATATTATAACACAATTTTTATAGTTTGTAAACAGTTTTATGAAAAAAAGTGCATTTATTTTAACTAAAATATCTTTTTATTGTTTCTAGCTTATCTTCTGCTTCAGCCATTTTTGATACTTGAACCTCTATAGCTTCCACTACATCGGGATGTTCTCCGATACCTGCTGCATTTCTAGTATATACCATAATGTTAGCTTTTGCTACTTCAATTTCGCCTTCCAACTTGGCACATAGAGCTTCTAATAAATAGTTCATCCTACAAATTCCTCACCTGGATTCCACTCACAACCCGTAAGTCCACCTGCCTTTAAAGCTTGTAGTGTTCTTAAAACTTCATGAGCGTTTCTTCCTGTATCTAACGCATTAATAGATGCGTGTTGAATAACTCTATCTTTATCTAAAATAAATGTTGCTCTATAGCATACACCATTTTCCTCATCAACAATACCTAATTTATGCGATAAACCTAGACCACAATCTGCAGCTAATGAGTGCTTAATATTACCAATTAACTCGTTATCCTTTTTCCAAGCTAATTTGCAAAATTCGTTATCTCCACTGATACCAATAACATTAGCTTCTTCTACTAACATATCCATACCAGCAATTTCTGTTGGACAAATAAATGTAAAATCTTTTGGATAAAAGTAAATAACACTCCAATCATTTTTTAGCGGAGTATAACCCTCATCTACACTTACTTGAACAAATTCATTGTTTTCATTTACTCCATTTAAAACGAATGGAGGAAACTTTTCACCTACACTTAACATATTATCTCCCAAATAATTTTCTTCTTTTATATTCAGCAATTGTTTCCAAAAGCTTTTTAGTCCAGTTATCACGATGCTCAATAAAAATTTGAGGACCTTGATCACCTGCAATTACGGTTACCAATTGTGTAATTGGCATACCTGTTCTTTCTTCCCACATAATTGCATATGCGGCTTCTTGTATAAAATATCCTTCACACCATTCTTTCTTTTTTGGCTTAGCAGCCGTCTTATAATCAATAATG